GGTTGCCAATACAGCAAATACTCTGGTAGTAAGGGACGCAGACGGTAATTTTAGTGCAGGTTCTATAACAGCAACGGTTATTGGTAATGCTGCTACAGCGTCCAGACTAGCAAACCCAAGACAGATACAGTTATCAAGTGACTTAGCAGGTTCAGGTACTTTTGATGGATCAGGAAACCTTTCCATCGCTGCACAGTTACAAATTCTTACAACTCTACCTCATTATGATGGTACTACAACATCTACAGGTGACTATACAAAACTAACTGTAGACGCAAAAGGTAGAATTACAAATGCTTCTCAGCCATCTTCTTATGTTGATCTTGGTTTAACAGACGTACAACCACTTGATACTGACTTAACATCTATTGCAGGTTTAACAGCAACAGGTTTACTTTGTAGGGCATCGGCAGGTAATATGGTTCCTAGAACCATTAACGGTTCATCAGGTAGAATTTCAGTTGTTAGTGGTAGTGGTGTTGCAGGTAACCCAACGATTGACCTTCCTGATACAACTATTGCAGCAGAGGCAGAGTTCATTTCTAACTCTGGTGTATATGCAGCTCCAGCTCTGATTTCAGTTGGTGGTGATAATGATCCAACTAACGCAGATGCAACTGTAAACACAGCACAATTCACAGTTGATCAGTATGGTAGATTTACTTCAGCAGAAACTCTTCCTATTGCTACTGCAATAGAAGGTAGTAAGTATGCTGCTTATGGAGCAGGTACAACATATGTACGTTACGATATTATTGAAAACGCTTCCAAGGTTTATCAAGCAATAACAGGTATTGCAGCTGGTGGTGGAGCACCAACTCATACAGATTCTTCTGATACTGGTGGGTGGAGATATCTTGCTGCTGCTAAGGTAGAACAAAAAGGTCTTGCATCTTTTGCACAGGAAGATTTTGATGTTGATGA